CCCGAACCATGACAGTGCGAGAGGACACGTTCGCGTGTATGAATATTCTGGAGGTGTGTGGAACCTATTGGACGCGGACATCGACGGAGTCGCGACTGGTGATGCGTTCGGTTATTCTGTATCTTTATCCGGAACCGGAGATCGACTCGTCGTCGGTGCTCCAGACCACGATAGTTCCCGAGGACATGCTCGCGTGTACGCATACAGTGCGAGTACGTGGTCTCAGATAGGTGCCGATATCGATGGTCTCGCCGTCGGAGACAAATACGGTTCTTCGGTATCCTTGACGAACGATGGTGTGCGACTCGTCGTAGGCGCGCCAAATGCGAATTCTGATAAGGGTTACGTGGACGCATTTTACTACGACCAAGAAGATATGACACTAAAACAGATCGGTGCGACAATTCACGGTGACGCCGCGAATGATTTTAGTGGTTCGAGTGTTTCGTTCTCGAAAGATGGAACTCGCATAGCCGTAGGCTCGTACGGAAACGGTGGACGTGTCCGCGTGTACGCACTCAATTCGTCTTCACAGTGGTCGAAGGTCGGCATAGACATAGTGGGGGCGTATCCCAATGAATTTTTTGGTTATGTCGTGTCTTTAAATGGCGATGGCCGACGCGTGGCGATAGGAACGAACATCACAGGAAACCAACAAGCTGGTTACGTCCAGGTGGTTGCGATAGAAACGAGCGATCAGGAAGCCTTTTTTTGCCAGAACCGGTTTAATTTTTCGTCAAATTTGAGTTTCGATCAGCAGACCACATTCTTCGATCCTATCATGGATTCTGCCAGTTTTTTTATAAACGGAAATCGTTTACCGAACGTGACAAATACGAATCACAACTATTACAAATATTACGTACCATTCAGAAATCGTCTCTCCAGACCCATCCGTAACATATACACGTATAGCTTCTCGATGAATCCGATCAATGTGGAACCATCGGGAAACTTGGATTTTAGTCAGATACAGTCGGATAAAACGGTGATCGAGGTCAAACTAGATAAAACAAAAGTGGACGTGTCGTCTAATACTTACTCTCTTCACATGTATTACACTGGATACCAAACATTCTCATTCGAAAGGGGATACATGTCTATTTCTTACTAAACAGGGAAGACTTGTTACTGGAAATATAGTCGATGATGTTGTTCTTGATACACCATTTGATGAAATTTAACTGCGCGATCGTCGTGTGAATTTCATGAGATGTCCCGGGAATAGTATACGGAAACTTCTCCGAACGACAAAACGGATCGAAGAGTTTTTTACTGTATCCATCGAGACTCGATTTATAGGCGCAATGTACGGTGAACAGTTTACCATCTTGTGTCTTGAAGGTCGTGTGGTTCTTCTTCGCATAGTTTGTGATAAACCACTCGAGATTTCTCAGTGAGATACCACTCGTCTTGTCTAAAATAGTCAGTAGCTTAGTTTTATTCTTTTCGTCGGCATAGAATGTGTTTATTGATGATAGCAGAATATCAGTTTTACTCATTAGTAAGAATAGACCTCAAATCTATAAGTCCCTTTGTCGAGTCAATAATATCCGGACTCGACGTTCTAATATTTGTGTGATCCCAGACTCTCTGTCGTATACGCTCACCTTGTGATACGTGTTTGCCACAATACCCATTATGAATGCCCCTGTGCGTACACCGAATGCCACCAGATTTTGTACCTTTACACATGTTGCCAGTGTAGACGGTCGGGATATCCCTGAGAAGAAGATCCAATGCGATACCGTGCTTCTTCGATATGATTTCTGCGTACTCACTACATATTTCTCCTATGCGAGTCTTGAGTTCTTCGTCGAAGATGGCATTGATTTTTTCGTAGGAGTTCATACCTTATTCACACCACGCTCGTAGTTTTTAAATAACTCTTCGATCGACCCCTTATCTTTTTTAGATGCACGTTTCTTCTTGGGGGGTTTGTGTTTGTCTATAATCTCACCAAAAATTTCATTCTTCGTATCCTCGAAGAGTGGTTCGAGTAGATCACACACTGGGTTCAGAAACTTATTCACGAAGTAATAATGATAATCCACTGGAATGTTGTTTTCTTCTACATATTTCGGGTCTTCAGACTTTTCAAACGCCCGTGCCTTCGGGTCATCCGTCTTCGTGAGTAGATACGGTACGCGATCTCCGGATTGTGGTTCAGACCCCGGCTTTCGCTCGCGCATCTTGTTTACAACTTGGACGTGTGCCTGGTTGATGTGAGTACTTTCCGGACTCGAGATGGAAACAGATTGACCCTTCACCTTGTACGAGTCAGAAAGAGACTGACTCAGGATCAATTTCTCGTTGGGTACATCCCCAGAAAGGAGTTCGATCGCACGCTGTCTCGCGAGGTCCTTAGGTGGACCGGTATCGTTCGACGTCAAGACGACATCTAAGAGTTCTTTACACACTTCGCGAACGTGTGGTGTGTTGTCGCGACGAACAACCTGAAGACCCTTGATGTCGATGTAGTCCATGTTCATGTTCCCATCCTTTCCCTTCGTCCACAACTTTGCCGCGTATCGTTTTTTCGAGTACAAAAAGTACGGCCAATAGACCTTCTCGAGCTCTAGGTTATTAGGTTTTTTAAACAGGGCGCTACATTCTTCGGCGGCGCGTTCACCGATTTCCCAGCTGTACTTGACAGCCTCTTCACCGGTTCGTTCCCCGACGTCAAACTCGACCATGACTGAATCAGTATCACCATACCTCACCTTCGCTCCCGGGAAGTTCTTTTCGACGTAATTCTTCGTCTCCTCGATCATCATGCGCCCCTTACACGTAGTCGTAGAGGCGATGGGGACACACGGAAGGATGCCTTTACCCGCACCTGTGAATCCATACACTGAGTTCATGGAAACTTTATAGGCGAGCTGTTTTCCGTTATACACTTCCTTCATCGACCCAGTCGCTGCCGCCATATCCTTCTTCGCCTTTTTTCGAAACTGTTTGAGTTCTAGAAGAATCGCGGGTAAAAGACTCGGGACACCCTGCGCAAACTTGTATGTTCGGTCACCAATTTTGAACGTCTCGTATTCGATACCGGGTACGTTTCCGTACCGACGCTCATCCATGACATACGTGGAATAGCAGAGGTTGTGTGCCATCATGATGGACGGGTACAGTGCCTCGAAATCGAGTGCTGTGATGGGTGTGTAGTACGCACCTTTTTGGGCTTCGAGGACTGTCGCACCTTCATACGGTTCCTCCGGAATAGCACCATACCGGATCGTGGGAACCATGAAGCCAAGCTCTCTCGCCTTTTTCGTGAGTTGACTGAAAACTTTGATTTGCTGTCCCCGCTCGACAAGAAAACACAGTGGAACCCACGTCGCTTTCGCCATCTCTAGAAGGTTCAGGAGCGTACACAGTTTCTTCATGAGTTTATGTGGGAGCAGTGTATCCTTGATACAATACTCTGCGACTTCTCCTAGTTTATCTGGATCACCTTCGACGTATCGAGCGAACATCTCCTTCGCGGGCATGTCGATCTTCTGGTCCCCTAGGTACAGTTTGGAAACACTATTCAGGCTGTACGAGTCTAGTTTGTACCCCTTCTTCACCTCATGAAACATATCGAACACGAAGCGACCAGGCATCGGTAAAAGTTTCAGCATGTTGTCACCGAGTGCGCTCGAACTCAGCTTTTTCACGGAAAGTTCGCATCTATGATCTTTCAGGCGCCCGAGATAGTAAAAACTTGGGTCACACCCGGTGATGAACGCTCGTTTATAGATGTATTCGAGATCGAACCCGAAAATATTCCACCCGGTGATGATGTCTACATTCTTTTCGTGAATGTATTTCCTGAACCCCTCCAGCATCTCTCGCTCCGTGTCGAAACTCACCACGTCCGGTCCGTTTGTTTTTTTATAACACAGGCAAATTTTGTCATACGGTTCATCTTCACCAAATTTACAGAGGGACACCGCAATCTGAAAACATGCGTCGCCATGAATTCCCGCATCCGGAAACTTCCCCGTCGAACTATTACACTCGATATCTACAGACGCTACAACGAATGGTGAGATGTCATCTCGGTCCACGGGTTTCAGGGTGGACCACTTGTTACAGAAGAGATCGATATCAACATCCGCCAGATAGGATCGAATACACGCATCCCCGGTGTCGAGCCAGCCCGTAGATTGAATACCAGTTCGATGCATCAGACGCAACACGGGATCGAGATTCGACTCATACACTTTAAGTCGAACGTACCCCGTGGAAAGTGTCAGCTGATTTTTCAAAAAGTAATCGACACGTCTTCTCGTCATGAGATTTTTGAAATCAAGTTTCATGTAAGGAAACTCTTCGTTATTCTGAAACCCCCACACATCTTTAGCTTTCATGATCGAATGTGCGACGAGACATTCGGGACATTTTTTATCTATAGCGTCGTATATTTCCTGTGCGGAGACGCGGGGTGGGATCTTGATGAAAAAGTACGGCGTGAACGCCGTCGTCACACATACCGACTTTCCATCCTCCGTCTTCCCGAAAATACTCACGAGATGTTCTTCATCCACGTCCCTCGCTTCCCACGTCAACGCTTGGAATACCACCATATGTATACATCGAGCGAAAATTTTAATATCATTTACTAATAAATGTCTGCCGCTTTAATTGATCTCGTCTCAGTGGGTGCTCAGGACGTGTACATCACTGGTGAGCCTCAGGTGACTTTCTTCCGTCAGAATTACAAGCGTTACACCAACTTCGCCATGAAGCCCGAGCGTATGGATTACATCGGTACTTTCGGTTCCAACAATGAGGTTACCATTCCCATCCGTTCGAAGGGTGATCTCGTGAGCTACATCTGGATCGAAGACACGAACATCTCTAACGTGATGACCAACTCGGATGGCCTCTTTTCCAGTGGTGCGTCGAATCCCACTGAGTTTAGCCTTTGGATCGGAGGTCAGAAGGTTTCTCAACTCGATTCCCTTTTCATCCAGGCTGTTCACAACCCCCTCTTACGTGACAACACCGCCAAGGCGTCTTCCACCGTGACGACCACCGTCATCAAGGAAAACCACGGCGGTAACCATTTCCTCATCCCATTCTTCTTCGCCGAGGACTGGACCAAGTGTCTCCCCCTCGTCGCGCTCCAATACCACGACGTCGAACTTCGCATCAAGTGCCGCGACGGATACAACCCCGTGGGTACGCCGAAAGTGTACGGCAACTACGTGTATCTCGACACGAACGAGCGTAACTTCTTCGTGAATACCGAGCATGAACTTCTCATCACCCAGACCCAGCATCAGCTCTGCTCCAACACCGACACCGAGGTTGATCTCACCTACTTCAACCACCCCGTAAAATCTCTTCACCTCGTATCCGGTAAGGCTACGGGTGATTCTTGGTCGGATACGTACAACTTCAGCAAGT